GTGCCTACTGGAATAGCTCCAGATATGACTGAAAACGTATATGGACCTGCCCCGCCGCAGGCAGTTAAGGTCTCTGAATACAATACCGATACAATACCATTGGGTAAAGTAGTAGGACTAATAGTAATTGTTACGGCGCTAACTATTATTGAATATGCTCGATTGCCAGTGTTGGTATTTGCATCAGTTGCTGTAACTGTAAAACTTGATGTTCCAGTCACGGTCGGTGTCCCAGTTATTGCCCCAGATGAAGCCAATACTAAACCAGCTGGTAGTAGTCCTGTGGTCACTGTAAATACATACGGACTGGTACCGCCAGAGGCTGTAATAGTCTCTGAATACACGGTATTAATGGCCGCACCTGTCAATGATGTGGGACTTAACGTAATAGTCACAGCAGACACGATAATAGTATACGAACGTGATCCAGAATTGGAATTGGCATCAATTGCTTTAACTACAAATGACGATGTACCAGTTGTGTCCGGAGTTCCAGTGATAAGTCCTGCACCGGTCATTGACAGACCTGATGGAAGAGATCCCGAAAATAAAGAGTATGCATACGGACTTGTGCCGCCGCTGGCAGTGATCTGTTGACTGTAAGCAACATTCCTGCTTGCACCAGGCAAACTTGTTGGACTAAGCGTAATAGTTACTAGACCAATTGACAATGTATATTCCTTACTGCCAGTATTTGTGTTTGCGTCAGTGGCTGTTATCGTAATGGTTGAGCTGATAATTTCTGTTGGTGTTCCAGAAATTATACCAAGTGTTGTATTAAATGACAATCCAGCTGGCAATGTACCCGAAGTAATAGCAAATTGATATGCTGCTTGCCCGCCACTTGCACTTACTGTAGTTGTATATGCAACATTTTGTAATCCACTTGGCAATGTCGGCGGACTCAACGAAATAACCACATCAGTAACTGTAAATGTGTAGGCTCTAACCCCTGTATTACCATTGGCGTCAGTTGCAGTTATGGTAATACTATTACTTGATGGTGCAGTTGCTTTACCTGATATTACCCCTGCGGAGTTCAATGTGATACCTGTTGGCAATGCACCTGAAGTAACTGCAAACGTATAAGGACTTTGGCCGCCACTGGCACTGACTGAATTGGTATAGTTTATATTCTTGAATGCCGCCGTCAACGTTGATGGAGATAGGGTAATTGTTACTCCTGAGATTGCAACAGAATATGACTGCACTCCTGAATTGTACTCAGAGTCTGTTGCTTCAATTATAAATGCCGAGCTGCCAATGGATGTTGGACTTCCTGAAATTACACCAGATCCTGCATTAATAGATAATCCACCCGGAAGAGCACCGTGAGATACACTATATGTATAAGACCCAATCCCACCTGACGCTGTTATTGTTTGACTGTACGGAACATTTTGTAAACCACCAGGCAAGGTTGGCGGGTTTACTGTTACAGATACTGTTGCGTCTTCAATTGTCCAATATAATACATTTCCATCCGGCTCTGGCCCAGTGATAGTGAAATATACAACATCGCCCTCGCTATATACAGTCCGGTCAGTCACAATAGTATAAGGAACTGCACTAGCACCATAAAAATTACTAATTGATATTGGGTTTCCCTCTGACGGGATAGGAACTTCTATTCCGCCAGGATAGCCTTTTCTGTCGGTGGTAACATAGCCTGACGGTGAGCTATAATACTCACTAAAATTAATTGGATTTTCTCCGTCAAATTCTGTTTGAATATTACCCAATGTTAATGGTGTATAAGGATTTGTTGTCCAAATTGGTAAAGTCACAGTAGCGTCCTATTTAAGCAGCATTTCTAAGAGAATCAACTTCAGCTTTAAGTTCCTTAATAGCTTCAATTAATAATGGCACAAGCATTTCGTACCGTACAGCCAGATGCCCGTCAGTTCTTTCTGTGACAGCCTCGGGTAATACTTTCTGAATTTGTTGTGCCAGAACACCAGCTTCTTTAACTGATTGATCTTTTTCTGTGGCCAACTCGTTCCAATTAAAAGTAACGCCGTCCAGTGAACATGTTTTATCCAATGCATCTGAAATACGCTCTACATTATTTTTAAGTCTGCTGTCCGATGTGTAATATGCTGTAACATCGCCTCCTGCTTTGATTGATCCAGCTGCGATAAAAGTCCCACCAATATACAAATTACCATAACATTCTAAAGTTTTGTCGCTTAATATACCTACTGCATTTGAAGACAGAGTTGATCCAACTGCTGTAGTTCGAAATACAATTTTAGATCCATTGGAGCCGGCTGACCAATTTTCACTTGCATAAAACGCCATGCCAGCACGAGTGGCTGTGTGTGCAAGACCTGTATATCCTTGTGCGCCAACCTGTCCTAACATGTCGTTATTTTTAACTGCTTCTAGTGCTGCACCAGTCCCGTTGTTCCTGCGAAATGCAATTGTTGGAGCATTGTTTACACTATAGGTTCCCGCCGGGCCGCCGTAGCTTTCAATTAGAACAACTTGATCTTTGCCATTGTCACCATGCACATGCATAGTGGTATTTGTGTTGGGCGAAACACTGGAGATTACATTTCCAGTATTTGTGCTCACTGTCAATCGTGCGCCTGGTGTAGCACCAAGACCAAAATTCCCTGTACTGGGTACAAAAACTATACCTTTAGTAGCAGAAACTTTAAAATCTGGTGATCCTGAACTTGCATTTACAAAAGTCAGATACTGAGGAGTACTGCTAACTGTATCATTGACAATGGTAGGTTTGCCGGCTGAAACCCAATCAGTGGAGTTCCAAATTTTCAATTCACTTGAAGTTGTATTATACCAAAGTTGGCCGGTAAGCTGATTGGCCGGTGCATATTCTCCAGAAAAATTTTCTACCATATGTATAAAATTTTCGTTTACATATTCGCCGTAACCAGGAAAATTCTTACCAATCAGCGCAACACTACTGGAACTTATATCAGCTGTTCCATCTTCGACGATAGCTAACAAATCGCCATTTGATAAATTCACATTATATGCCATGAAACTTTAACTCCGAGTTATTGTATTTACCCATTTTATCTATGCTGCTATTACGCAGTGCCTGTCAAGTTGGTCAGTGACTGTATTCGAACAGTGTACTCAATTTGAATTAACCTGTTCAAGCTCTTTTGCACCGGGTGAAAAATTACATGAGTCAATAATTTACCTGATCCCAAGCCTGCTGCGCTCCACCCTTTGAGACCCAACTCGTCAAATACAAATGTATCAGTAACATAAGAGCTATTGTCAAATGCCAATTGCCCAGCTGGTTCGCCGTAATCTAACAAACAAGTTACCAGGATGTCTGAGTAAACTGTTCCTGGAATATGCCTGACTTCCATTTTATTTCGTATTGGATCTGTATTATTTTCATCAGTGTCATCCACTACTTTGTAAAATGTAGGATTGTATAGATCAGAATTCTGTGAGTTTACATTGGGTGGCAAATAGTTAATGATACCAGTTGGGTCTACGCTAGTCCCACCATTGCCAAAGTGCATTTCAAAAATAAAATTTGATCCTCTATTAGATAGACCAAAAGCCAATGCTTCGCTAATATTTTCGTAATGAATAGCATTCTTCTTCTCTACTATTACAATAGGATTGGCGTGGTCCGACACATCAGAAATTTTAATAAATCCCTGTACCGTCGGTTCTAATGTTTCGTGTGATTGCATTGCTGCCCTTTAAATTAAAATAGTACTAAGCCCTACCTTGAGCTAGCACTTCGCCAGATTCTGGATCAAATATCTTAAGAAATCCCTGTACAACAATACCCGAGTTCTCGTCTGGGGTTTCCGCTGTTTTTACTTTTTCCGTTTTTACCTGGTCATTATCATTATTTATCATATTATTTCACTGGTTAATTAACTATACAACGGGCCGCTGACATTGGCATTCTCAACATTACTGCCAGTCCTATGTAGCTTTGGTGTTGATGTTCCGCCAACACCGCGACGTATTTGTCCCAATGTATTATCAACTTTGGTATAGTACTCAATTCTTTCGCCACCTATATGTATAATTCCGGGCATGAAGCTGATTGGATTTGGCACTGCCAATACTGATCCATCTGCTACGTTTATCTCTATATCAGTCATTGCCAATGGTTGTGCCAGTACAGTATTACTAACAGGATCAACTGTTGTTGTAACGTTTATTGAATTCATGTTGGTAAATCTGCGGTAACCCACACCACTATCATCTATTGAATAGATACTTATCGCATCAAATACAATACCAGGTAATAATTCTTCTGGAGCATGACTGAATATTTCGTAAACAAATGCTCCACCGTGCACAGCTATGTCGCCTGCAGATATACCATCAATTGTACTTGTTGCATTGGCTGAAATTGCAATTGCTGCCGATCCTGTGCCGGCTCCAGGACCAGTTGCTGTAAATTGCAAACCGACTTTATTACTAATTGCACCAATTAACGTGTAATCTGTGTTGCCAATTACTGTGATAATATATGTTTCGTCTACAACAAATTGTCCCGCAGGGATTGCAGATCCAGTAAATGCGCCGCCTTGAATAGCAGTATCGGCAGTCACTGTTGGATCCGTTTGTGCTTGGGAATTATCCAATCCAGTCATCAGTCTAGCCAAAACTTTTGGTATCATACTAACTGTAGGATTATATGACGCAAAAATCCTATCATTTGCATTATCAAACATAGCTGAATTAACTGGTGTAAACACTGCATTATCAAAAAATGTTGTAGCTGGTGCAAGAGAATTAGCAACGTAACCCTGGCCTGAGTAGCTTACATAAGTACCCTGAGCATAACTGGTATTTGAAGCCCAATTAACCACTTGAGTCAAGTACTGAACACGGTCAAAGCGTAGTACAGTTTTGAGTTTTCTTATTTTTGTATTATTAATACGTGCGCTGATTACTGCCTGTTTATAATTCCCTGCTTGATACTTGCTCATTGGGGTTGTACCAGTACCAGTCACTGCAACAATTGGGGTAGTTGTGTATCCACTGCCCGTATCAGTTACATATATATTTGAGATTGAGCCATCAACTGTACTAATAACAGAACGTGCATTTGCACCAGATCCCGATGGATTACTAACAACAGAAATATCAGGCTCTGTTACAAATCCTCTACCTCCATTGGCAACAACAATGCCTGAAAGCTCGTAAGTGTAATGGTTATTCCAATCTTGATACTCAGCTTTGGTGTTTAGTAATTGGATATCTTTTGATGGCAATTGTCCATTTGGACTGCGATAAATTTGTAAGTCCGAGTCGTAATACGAAGGTAAATCAAAATCAGTAACTGTTGCCCTGTCCAGTGGTTCGGACGTATGATATGTCATTACGTATTCTCGTAATTTTGTTCTATATGGTTTAACTTCTTTAATATATTGTTCATAGAAGGTTTGTCTATCTTTAACATAGGACGGAGTTTGTATTAACCCTTGCAATCGGTGAGATATTGAAATAAAACTAGTTTTAAAAATCCAATCTATATACTTCTGTTCAGATAAAATATATTCAATTACAAAGAACAAGAATTGATTATAATACACAGCCAGATCTCTAACAAATAGATCTTCTTTTACACCTTTGAGTATGTAACGCAATTCAGTAAAGAAGTTAAAGTCAAACGGGTCTGTATCAAACGGGTAATGCTCAAATCCAACCGGTTTCCACAGATCTTGACTTAATTGAATAGTTCCTTTTTCTAGCGCAACAAGATCAAACCTGCCGTCAGAATTGTATTTGTAAATTGCAAATAGCCCGTCGCCATCGTCTTTGACTTTGATAATATTACCAATAATTAAATTAAGTTTGTAGATATCATAGAATTTATTAATTGTGTAATCAATTAAAATTGTTTTGCTAGCGTATCCGTCGGCATACCAATCAATTTTACTCCATAGGGTTGTGGTATTGTAACTTTGAATTTTAATTAACGAGTTGGATATCCCGATGTTTTTCTGGTATATGGTCCAACGATTGCTATAACCAGAATCTGCGTTGACCAATATACGGCTAGGATAAGCATACCCTGTACCTGTGCCTGGACCAGTTGCTGTAAATATTACACCCACTGTGTTTGCTGTAGATCCAATTGCAGTAAAGTCAGTAGTACCTATTTCTATAATAATATATTTTTTACCAACTATAAACAACCCAGCTTCCACTTCTGGCATATAGTCCACTTCCTCAAATGTGTTTACAGTGTAATCAAATTGAGATGTGCCCGGAATAGGATCATATGCATAAAAATTATCTGAATAAACAGTTTCGTTGTTTATGATACGAGACGTCACTGGATACTTGATTAACACTGTATTGATAAAAGTTATGATATTTTTAACAGCTTTTAATCTATTGATAATTAGTGTTTGCCTTGGTCTAACTGACAATCCTATACGGTCACCAGGCAGTAAACTGGGATCAGGTACAAGATTGTTATTTAAATCTGCCCCAATGATACTGTCAATTAATTTGTCCTCGATGCGAGGATGCATTATGCTATCTTTATTGCCTTCTTGAAACAATTCAAATTCGCTATGAATAATATTGTCATTCAGTACAATATTATAATCAATATGCAGAGCTGTTTTTGTTTCAGCTAAAAATCTTCCAATATTATATAATGCAATACTGTTGTTCCTTAGTACCGCTGCATATGGTATATTTTGCATAATAGGCGATTCAATCATTTGAGTCAATGCAGACACACTATGCGATTTTGATGGCAATGTTACTGTAGTATTTCCTCTTACCCAGAAATAAAATTTAGTTTGCAAAATGTTGGTACTGGAATCTATATAAGATAGTGTCACATAAGCACTGTCATCTTGGAATTTTGGAATACCAACTAGCCCAGCCTCAATGTATGCTGATGGCAATACATCACTTGCTACCCATTCGTACACATGAATGCTACTGCCAGGAAATAACTTTCCCCAAT